ACTGACGGCGGCGGACATCAAGGCGCAGGTGGTGGCTGCAATCAACACCGACACCTATGCGGAGCCGGGATCGGGCGCGCCGCTGGCGACCACCACCCTCGTCGCCAAGGTCAACTACCTGTACAAGGCTTGGCGCAACAGGGTCGATCAGACGGCCAGCCAGTATTCGCTCTACGCCGACGACGGCACCACCATCCACCAGAAGGCGGCGGTGAGCGACGACGCCACCACCTTCACAAGAGCCGAGATCGTCAGCGGACCATGACCCATGCCGATAGACACGAAGGACAAGAGATCGAGCGCGATCCATACCTTCCTGCCGTGGCGCGGCCTGCTGCCGTCACCCGGCATACGCGACCAGCCCGATCGCCAGCATGTCGCCCTGCTGTATCGCGGCATTCAGGCCGGTGGCTTCGCCCCGCCGGTGGCCAGCGACCTCACTCGCGACGGGATGATGATGCACATGAGCCGCTGGATGGCATGACTGACATGATGTACACCATGATCGAACGCCGGGTGGGATGATCAGATGGCCCTCGAGACAGGCACCACCATTGCCAACCTGAACGCCAACTGGCCAGCCGGAACGGATTGGTTCGCGGAGGGCGACGACCACCTTCGCCTGATCAAGCGCATCGTCAAGTCCGACGCCATGTCGTTGAGCGGCGGTGGCACCGTTACCGGCCCGGTGGCGCTGCCGCCAGAGACAACGGTGGGTGGCAAGACGATCGCCGCAACGGTCGATCTCGCGCTCAAGGCGCCGTTGGACTCTCCGACCTTCATCGGCACGCCGACCGCGCCGACGCCGCTACCGGGAACCAACACCACGCAATTGGCCACGACCGCCTTCGTCAAGGCAGAGATGTCGTCCGGCTCGGGCGCTGGCTCGGGGCTGACGGTCGATACCAACGAACTTTACCGCCTCATCATGCTGTCGAACGGCTCGGTGTTCGCCATTCCGTATGCGGCTGTTCCGCCCCCGGCGCCGACCGGGGTTACCGCAACTGTCCGGCTGACCAGCGTCAACCTTGAGTGGCCGATCGTCCCATCAGCGGCCAGTTTTGTCATCAAGCGCGATGGCGTGCAGGTTGCCACCTCGGTCTACCAGAGCTACCGCGACACCACTGTCATCGTCGGCAACACCTACACCTACACGGTCTCGACCGTCGATCAGTACAGGCAGCGCTCGCCGCAGTCGGCCCCAGTCACCGCCTACATCAATCCGGCATTGAACGCCGCCCCCGCCGATCTGGCGATCCGGTGCTGGCCGCTGCCGATCCCCACCGATGGCCCAGCGATCATCCGGGTCAATGCGCGTGAGATCGACACGCAGACCATCGCCTATGCGCTTCACGTCGATGCCGGTTCGTTGACGGCCACATCCGATCCGTCCGTCTGGGTGTTGAGGATTTAAGGAGATCACATGGACGCCATGACCTTGCGCGGGAATGTCGAATGGGAAATCTCCCGTGACGGCGTGGTGTTGCGAAGCGGTCGCAGCCAGAACCTCGTCACCCAGATAGGCGATCAGGTTTATGCCGAGCGCGGGGCGGCGATCGCCAGCCCACCCGCTGCGCCCACCGGGATGAAGCTGGGAACCGGCAGCACGTCGGCTTCCAAGAGTGGCGCCGGGGCAGCGCTGACGACCTATCTGGCCAACAGCCATCAGGCATTCGATGCGACCCCGAGTTCCGCCCTGTCAGGATCGGCGCGGCGCATCACCTACGTTTGCACCTTTGCCGCTGGCAAGGCGACCAGCGCGATACCCATCACCGAAGCGGTCATCGTCAATGCGGCGCTGACCGATGCGACCAGCGCGGCGGCAGCAACGATTTCTCGCTCTCTCCTCACCGGGATTGGCAGCAAGGGGGCGGGCGAAACGCTGACCGTCACTTGGACGCACGATCTGATGGGTGGCTAAATGGCGACCTTCACGATCTTCGGGACTGGAACGCCTGCCGGGATCGTTGCTGGCGGTGATAGTACGCAGATTTCAGTCTCGACGTGCTTCTACGTGCTTGGCGTCACCGGCTGGCGAGTGCAGGGCATCCGCATCTGGATACCGGCAGGCACCACGGTCCCGGCGACCGGCCCGAAAGCCTATCTGTGGATCGGCACCGGCACCACCCCGGACAGCATATTGGCGACGGCGGACTTTACCGGGTTTGCTGCGGGCCAATGGAACACGGTGTTTTTCTCGGCCCCCGTCAGCCTGATTGCCGGGCGTTACTACTGGACGCAAATCTATCTTCCGACTGGCGGCTACGGCGCCAAGGCCAATCACTTTTCCGTCCCCGGCGCCAAGGTCTCGGTCGATACGCCTTCGCTCTACGCGGCGGGAAATTCCGAGACCCCATCCGGCAACGGCTCTTTTGTCGTGGGGGTTGCCGGTCTGGCACCGCAGTTCAACAACAATGACACTTGGTACGGCGCCGATGTGCTGGTTGACGACGGAACCGGCGTCGTCGGCCCGGGCGCCAGCGATAATGTCGGCATTGCCGATGCTGTCACGACGGTGCGTGGCGGTCTTGCGTCGGAGGTCCACGCCACCGGGACGGCGACGGATGCGTCCGGCTTGGTCTCCACGGCGCCAGCCGCCACCTTCCCGATCGGCGGCGCGACGGCGATCCACACCATCCGCCGGGCACTGTTCGACACCCGCATAGCGTGGGGCGCCGTCACCAATACCAACGTGGCTGGCCCATCGTTCCAGACCGATCCGGCTGGAGCGCTCACCCTCGGCTTGGAGTTCCGGTCGCTCATCCCGGTGCGGTTCGTCGGCTGCAAAATCTACAAGGCACCCAATCTGGCCGGGAGTATTCCGGTGCGATTGTGGGACAAGGGGGGGACCGGCGGGGCGGCGCGCGAACTTGGAAGCACCACCGTCACTTGGGTTGCCGATAGTGGCGGCTGGCGTGAGGTCATATTCCCCACGCCCATCGATATGGAGGCCGAGACCAAATACTTCTGCTCGTACTACTCACCGACCTCCGACTACGCCATGTCGGACTACGTGTTCTTCTGGTGGAGCGATGTCGTCTGGCCGCTGGTGGTCAACTCGTATGCCGTCGCCGGAACGGAAAAGACAGGCGGATCGGTCTATCGATTGGGAACTGCCCAGCAAATCCCCGACCAGCATGTCCCGGCCAATTACTACATCGACCCGATTGTCGAATGGGAGGCGGACGATCCGGTGTTCGTGCCCGACCCGCTCAACAGCTACTACGATCAGTGGGTCAACGGTAAACCCAACCACAAATTCCACATCAGCGTCTTCTTCGCTGACCCGCCTTACCTTCAGGAATATGCGGAGATGGGCATCAACACCCTCGTCGCCGGATACGGGACAGAGGAGTACGTGCCAGCCGTCATCGCGGCAGGGCTTGACCACTATCCGTTCGTCTCGTTCTTTGACGACCCGGAGAAACTCGGGCTTCGCGCCGTTCAGGAAAACCCGGCCTATGCCGCTCTGGTGCGCGGCTACCAGATCATTGACGAGCCGGACCAGTTTGCGCCCTACTCGCCGCCGAACACGATCCGCACATGGTGCAATGAAATCCGGGCGATCGACTCGACCCGCCCGCTGCTGATCGGCATGGGGCGCGTCGTCGGCATCAACCAGACGTTCTGGCACCAGCCGCAAGGCTCCAACATGGACGACGCCAACCGGGATTGGCGGGGCTTCGCGGCACTGCCGGACATCCTGTACGGCGACTTCTACACCCTAGCGCCTAGTGGCGACGATGCTAATCGCTGGGGCGTGTGGACCTACCATCTGTGGGTGCGCCGACTGCGCAACCTCAACGAAGGCCGCACGCCCATCTGGGTGGTGGTCGAGACGACCAGCGAGAACGCCGACAGGCCGTATCCGGAGGACGTGCGCAAGGCCATATGGTCCTGCCTGATCGAGGGCGTCCAAGGCATCTGCCTGTTCGACCACCGCTTCGGCAACTACGCCGTCGCCCGCGACTTCGCGCACATGCTGCACAATCCGCCAATGAAGGCGATGATGACGGCGCTGATCATCCGCATCAACTCACTGGCCGACGCGCTACTCTCGCCCAACACCAACTTGGTCACCGCCGCAACTTCATCGAATGTCACGCAGGGTCCATATGGCGGCACCTATGGCGTGCCGCTGCTCTACACCACCCGCGCCGACGCCAGCTACGAGTACCTGTTTGCGATGGGCATCCGACCGGGATCAACGACCGGGACATTCACCATCCCGTCATGGGCGGGCCAGACCCTCACGGTGATTGACGAAAGCCGCACGGTGACGGTGAGCGGCGCTGGCGTGCTGACCGACACCTTCGCCGCCGATTATACCGTGCACCTTTACCGGAAAGGCTGAAGGATAGTACGATGATCAACTCAGTTATCAATCTAATCATATACTTACTGGTAATCGGGATACTCTACTACCTGTTCGTCTATGTGGTCGATCAGTTCATCCCGGAGCCGCCGCAGCGGATGCTGAAGGTGGCTGGCGTCGTGGTGATATGCATTTTGTGCATATTGGTGCTGCTCGACATGGTCGGCGGCGGCGGTCATGTGCCGAGGCTGGTGAACTGATGGACGGGCTTCCTCGCGGTCTGGGCAATGGCCTGCCGATCGCCATCCTGATGTGGATCGTGGTCGCCCTCATCATCGCATGGGCGGCGGGGTATCTCTGACGATGCCTGAAGTCGGCAACTCACGCTACATCGTACAGGCCGGGTGGGACGACGTTCCGCACTTGGACGAGACGACCAAGCAGGAACTGCTCGACTCGACGCCGCCGTTCCTGCGTGATGCGCGCTCCAAGGGCGAGCCGTCGATGGGATCCGGCGTCATCTACCCGATCCCGATCAGCGACATCGAGGTCAAGCCGTTCGTCATCCCGTGGGGATGGAAAAAGGGCTATGCGCTGGATGTCGGCTGGAACCGCACCGCCTGCCTGTGGGCCGCGCAAAACCCGGTCGATGGCACGATGTACCTGTACAGCGAGCACTACAAAGGCCAGCAACTGCCGATCGTCCACGCTTCCGCCATCAAGGCCCGGGGCGACTGGATCAGGGGCTGCATCGACCCGGCGGCGGACGGCTCCAACCAGCGCGATGGCAAGCAGCTAAAGGAAGAATACCGCTCGCTCGGGCTGCACCTGATCGACGCCAACAACGAGGTCGAGGCCGGGCTGATCGCCTGCTGGCAGGCCTTGGCGCTCGGGCAGATCAAGATTTTCTCGACGCTGCAGTCGTTCAAGGCTGAATACCGGGTTTACCAGCGTGACGAAAAGGGCAAGGTGATCAAGGCCAACGACCACCTGATGGACTGTATGCGCTACCTGTGGCGGACTTGGAACCGGATTGCCACGATGCCGCCGCTCGGCGCCAAGACCACCGGCACCGGCTTGATCAATGCTGATGTGAGGGCTGGGTACTGATGGCCGACATGATGACGATGACGCCACCGGCGCAGAACCAGCTACCCGAAATGGCCTCGCCGCAGCCGAAACCGCCGTCACGCGAGAAAATGCGGGAGATCGTCGGCAGGCACGAAGCCGAGACCACCAGCCGGATTGCCAAGCGGACCAGCCTCGAGACGCGGTGGATCGAAGACCTCGAGCAGTATCATGGCCGCTATGACTCGGCGACGGCGCAGAACCTGTACGACACGGATCGGTCGCAACTGTTCATCAACTACACCCGGCCCAAGACCGACGCGCTGGCGGCGCGCCTGAAGGACTTGCTGTTTCCGACCGACGACAAGAACTGGGGCATAAATCCGACGCCGGTGCCGACGCTGTCGGACAATGCCGAGGCGGCGGCACAGAGGGCGAGGCAGAAGCAGGAAGAAGCGCTGGCCGCGCAGGAGCAGGCCGCAGCCGCAGCCGAAGCCCTGCCGCCGGAAGCCCCGCCCGGAGAAGAGCCGCCCCCGGAGACGGTGGAGGCCGAACAGCAGGCCGGTCAGTTGCAGCAGGTGGCGGAAGCCAAGACGGCGGAAGCCGACGAGGCCAAGCAGGCGGCGGGAATGCTGGCGGCGCGGCTCGAGGAAGCCCGCAAGCGGGCCGACCTGATGGAAGCCGAGATCGATGACCAGCTAACCGAATGCCGGTATCAGACGATCAAGCGCGACCAGATCGACTGCGCCTGCAAGCTGGGCACCGGCGTCACCAAGGGTCCGGTCACCGGCGACAAGGTGCGGCGCGGCTGGAAGACCGACGCCGAGAGCGGCGAGCACAAGCTGGACATCTCGGATGGCGATCGCCCGGCCTACCGATCGGTGGATATCTGGGGCTTTTTCCCGGACATGGACGCCACCCGGATCGAGGACAGCAATGGCGTCTACGAGCGCCACCTGATGAACAAGCAGCGGCTGCGCCAACTGGCGCAACTGCAGGGGTTTGACAAGGACGCCATCCGCCGGTTGCTGCGACTGGCGCCATCGACCACGGCGCCCTCCTATCTGGCGCAGCTTCGCAACATCCGCGCCGCCACCCAACAGGTCACCGGCGACCTCTACCACGTCTGGGAATATTACGGCCCGCTCGAGAGCCAAGACATGCAGGACTTGGCGCTGCACTTCATGCAGAGCGAAGACGCGACGGTGAGCGGCATTGCCGGGCAGGCGATGCAGCAGGTTGGGGAAGTCGATCCGCTGGTGTCGATCAATGCCTGCATCTGGTTCTGCCAAGGCGAGGTCTTGAAATTCGCGCTGTACCCATACGACAGCGGCGAGTGCATCTATTCCGTCTACTGCCTCGCCAAGGACGAGGCGTCGATCTTCGGCTACGGAATGCCGTCGATCATCCGCGACCCGCAGGCCGGGATCAACGGCGCCTTCCGCGCCATGATGGACAATGGCGGCATCTCGAGCGGCCCGCAGATCGTCATCGACATGCAGAACATCGAGCCGGAAGACGGCAACTACACGCTGAAGCCGCGAAAAGTCTGGCGCGCCAAGAACGGCATCCAGAAGGAAAACCCGCCGTTCCAGCTATTCCACATCGAGACCCATCAGGTCGAACTCGCCAACATCATCACGCTATGCGAGCGCTTCATCGACAACATGAGCGCGGTGCCGCAGATCATTCAGGGGCAGACCGGGGAAGTCGGCACCCAGAACGCCATGAACACGGCGCTCGGCACCGCCATCATGCACAATTCCGCCAACACGGTGTTCCGCAGCTACGTCAAGACGTTCGATGACGACGTGACGGTGCCGGACATCCGCCGGGCCTACGACTGGAACATGCAGTTCTCCGAAAAGGAGGAGATCAAGGGCGACTATCAGGTCGATGCGCGCGGCTCGAGCGTGCTGCTTATGCGCGAACTGCAGGCGCAGAACCTGATGGTCATCGCCACCCAGCTTGGCGGGCACCCGATCTACGGGCCGATGCTGCGCAACCGCGAACTCTTAAAGAAGATTTTCCAAGCCCACATGATCCCGACCGACGAGGTGATGCTGACCGACGAGGAGATCGATGCGGTGATGGCTGCAGCCGCCGCCAACAGCGCCGAGGCACAGGCCGCTGCCGCCGCCGCCGATCAGCAACAGAAGATGCTCGACCTCGAGCAGCGCAAGATGGAACTCGAGGTGGCTGCGAAGAACCAGCAGAACGCCAGCCAAGAGCGGATCGCCAAGCTGAACTACGACGCGCAGATGATGATGACCGTCGCCAAGCTTAATATGAGCGTGCAGGAAATCGAGGCGATGCTGGCTGGCAAGGAGATGGATCAGCAGACCAAGGAGCGGATTTTCGCCAGCGAGGTCGCGGTCGAGCAGCGCAACGCGGCGGAAGCCCG